GGGTCGGGCGCGTACTTGGCGTGGACGTAGCGGTCGACCCAGTCCTTGTTCCGCGACCGCGCCAGGCGCGTATAATACAAACGGCCGAGCGCGATCCGCTCCGGGTGATCCATCGGCAGCTTCATCGACTCCGGGGTCTGGAGCAGAAAATTAAGATTTTCGGCACCCTCGTCGAGCCCACCCGGTTGCTTGAACACCGACATGTCCTCGGGCGGGTTCTCCATCATCTCGTGCCAGGGCGAGCCCTCGCTCGGAAAATTCGTGTCAGCGACGAGACCGTACCATTTGCAGCCACCGTCGGCCGCGCCGGGAAAACGCCCACAGCGCGAAGAGATGGCGGGAATGAGCTCGACGTCGGTTTCGATCGCTTCGTTCAGCATGGCGCCGGTAAGCTGCAGCGACAGCAGCCGCCGCTGGTCCTCGGGGGTTTCGAGCGGCATGAGCAGCCATTCGCTCCTCACGTCCTTAAAATTGAAATGAAGTGTCGACTCCGAAACTTTCCACGAGGCAATGCCGTGGAACCAGTTCACCGCGTCCTTGAGCACGGTGTTCTTCAGCTGGGACAGGGTCTGGCGGGTGATCGCGAACCGGGTCCGCCGGATGCCGTCGGGGCCGGGCCACTGCTCGCAGGCCCGCCGCAGGAGCTCCATCAGGACGGTGGTCGTCTTGCCCGAGCCGTAGGGCCCGGCCAGCAGGCGGAAGAACTGCTGGGACGCCATGAACTGCCCGCAGACGAGCGGCGCATGGAAGTCGATCCGGTAGGTCATACCGGAGTTTCGTCAGTTGTGGGCGTGACGTCAATTACGGGGGGACGGTCTTTCTCTTTCTCGAAGCTCAGCCGCTCGCCGCCGTAGCTGATGTTGATCACTACCTTGCTGTCGGCCGCGCCGGGGTCGCCGACATGCTCGCCCATCATCGCCAGACGGGCGGCAAACTTCAGCATCTCGACCTTGCCCGACAGCGGCTGGTTCTTGTCGTGGATCAGGTCGAAGGCTTCCATCAGGCTTTCTTCGATCACGGTCGCCGCCTTGGTGGCGATCCGAGTGCGGATCGAGCTCGAGTCGGAACCGTTCCAGATCGCCAGCTCTTCCTCGAGCCGGCGCTGGAAAAACGGCAGGTCTATGATGGTTTCGTAGGTATCGAGGTCGAGCCTGAACTTCTTGAGAACGGCGTCGGTTGGCATGAGATCGCGAGCAATTTCGCGGGCCAGCTGGCTTACGACGACGTCGTTCAGGTCGGTAACCCTGGAGGTTACTTCACCCATTGCTGCTGCCTCCAATGCAGAGTAGATTTGGTTGTCAACCATAAATCTCCTACAAGGGCTTGTCGATGGCCGACCCGCCAGTCTTGGCTCCGCCCCCAGGGCAGCCCCGTGGTCTTCGCCTCATCTCCAATCAGGAGATCGACCGGCGGGAAGCCGAGGTGGCTGCGCTCCAGCAGCAGGCGAGCGTGCAGCCCACGGAGTACGCCGGCTTGCCGGGGTACATCCGAACGCAATGGCAAATGATGGTGCGCCACCGCAACACGGTGGGCGGCTGGTCGGACCGGCTGCTCGCAGCGTTGCGCGCCTTCAACGGACAGTACGACCCGGCCAAGCTGGCTGAGATCCGAAAGTTTGGCGGCTCGGAGGTCTACTGTCGCCTGGTCGCTGCCAAGTGCCGCGGCGCGTCCGCCATGCTCCGCGACGTCTACCTTGGCGCCGACCGGTCGTGGGGCCTGCAGCCGCCTGACGACCCCGAGATCCCGCCCGAGGTCCTGAACTCGATCCAGCAGCTGATCGAGACCGAGGTCGGCACGCTGGTCGAAGGCGGCCAGCAGCCGACGGCGGCCAAGGTCAAGGAGCGCGCCAGCGTACTTTTGGAGGCAGCGAGGCAGGCGGCGAAGAAGAAGGCTGCCCAGCAGTGCCGGGTGTCCGAGGACAAGGTCGATGCGATCCTGACCGAGGGCGGCTTCTACACCGCGCTGGCGGAATTCCTGGTCGACCTGCCGCTGTTCCCTCTGGCGTGCATCAAGGGGCCGTTCGTCAAGATGGTCACCCAGGTGACGTGGCAGGGCAACACCCCGATCCAGAAGCAGACGCCGAAGCTCTACTGGGCCCGCGTCTCGCCGTTCGACATCTGGATGACGCCCGGCGTGGCCAACGTCGAGGATGCCCAGATCGTCGAGCGCTTCAGGATAACCCGTACCGACTTGAACGATTGCCTCGACTTGCCGGGCTACAACATCGACAACATCCGGTCGGTGCTCGAGTTCTACGGCCAGGGCGGCATCACCGAGGACTGGGACACTACCGACGCGCCGCGCGCGATCATGGAGACTCGGGAGAACCCGGTGTTCAACCAGTCGCACATGCTCACCGGACTGATGTTCACCGGCAACGTGCAGGGCCGCATGCTGAAGGAGCAGGGCTTCAGCGACCGCGAAATCCCTGACGAGCTGCGCGACTACTCGGTGCAGGCGTGGCTGATCGGCCAGTACCTGATCAAGGTCCAGCTCAACCCCAGCCCGCGCCGGCGCCACAACTACTACATTTCGAGCTGGGAGAAGGTTCCCGGCACGCCGATCGGCAATGGCATCCCCGACATCATCAGCGACATCCAGGAAGTCCAGAACGCCACCATGCGGTCGCTGGTCAACAACATGTCGATCGCGTCCGGTCCCCAGGTCATGATCAACGAGGACCGGTTCGCGGGCGACGTCAACTCGGACGAGCTCTTCCCGTGGAAGCGCTGGCGATATACCAATCCGACGGTCTCGGGCACCCAGGAGAAGGCGATCGACTTCTTCAACCCGAACATGAATGCTCAGGAACTGTTGACGGTGTTCAATGCGTTCTATGGTCTGTCAGATGACGTTTCGGCGATCCCCAAGTATCTCTCGGGCAATTCGCCGGGGGGTGGGGCCGGACGTACGGCGTCGGGTCTCGCCATGCTCATGGGCAACGCGTCGAAGCTCCTACAGACTGTTTGCGCCAACGTTGATCGGGACGTTTTCCTCCAGAACCTCCGCGAAACCCTCGACATGATCCTGCTGACCGACAAGTCGGGCCTGCTGACGGGCGAAGAGCAAGTCGTGCCGAAGGGCGTCGTCGTGGCGATGCAGAAGGAGACCATGCGCAGCCGCCAGATGGAGTTCCTGCAGCTGACGGCTAATCCGATCGACATGGCAATCATCGGTCCCAAAGGCCGCGCCGCGGTGCTGCGCAGCGTCGCCACCACGATCGGGCTCGAAGGCGAAGAGATCGTCCCGACCGAGGACGAGATCGAACAACAGCAGGAGGTTGCCAAAGCTAACGCCGCTCAGGGTGGTGTGCCCGGCCACGCGCAAGGTCCGCCGCAGCCTCCTGGCGGGGAGGGCGGGCCGGGTGGTGTGAGTTCTGGCCCGCCCGACCCCGGTAACCAGCCGGGTAACCCGAACCCGCCGCCGGCCCCTAGCCAAGACACCGGTCCGCGGGCCAATATGTTCGTCAAGCGTCCGGGCGTCACAACGCAGTAAAGGAGAAATACTATGGCAAAGGGAAAGGTCGAGAAGACCGGCTCCGGCAACTGGGGCTCATTCGGCGGCAACACCAAGATGCACAGCTGGAGCGGCACTGGCCCGCAGACGCCCGGCCAGTCTTCGCAGGAAGGCAACGGCGGCAAGACCGGTGTCGCGGCCAAGGGCGGCAACACCCACGGCTTCTATTCGAGCGGCGCGACCAACAAGTTCGGCGCCGGTCCGCAGGAGCCGGGCTGCTCAGCGCAGTCGGGCGCCCGCCAGGAAGGCTTCGCGCACGGCGGCAAGACCCACATGTTCGGCAACCGCGGTTCGCAGAAGGCCACGCCTGGCCAGTCGGGACCGAGCTGATGGCGAACGACATCGGCTGGGCCGTCAACGAGTTGCGCGCCGACCAGCGCGTGGCACGCCGAGGCTGGAACGGCAAGGGCATGTGGCTCGAGCTACAGACACCCGGCGCCAACTCGAAGATGACTCAGCCGTACGTCTACATGAAGACGGCGGACAACCAGCTGATCCCCTGGCTGTGCTCGCAGGCCGACTTGCTTGCGGTTGACTGGGAGATTGCGACATGAACATCACCGGCAAGAACTGGGGAGGCAAAGGCGGCGGTCTTCCCCGTATCGGCCACAAGGACCCGCCGAAGCTGGACTTCCCGCAGCGCGGCGCCAGCATGGACACCATGAACGGCGGGCCAACGATGCAGTCGCTGGGCAACTACGCCAAGCTCACGCCTGCGCCGTCGCGCATCAAGACCCTGGACGAGCTGTCCAAGCCCGGCATCCAGCCGATCCCAGCCCTGACCATACCCAATGGCCGGTAACGAACCGCTCACTCCCGTCGTGCTGGCTGCCGCCGACCTCAAGCGGGCATCGCCGGAGTACTACGACGTTTTCGTCAAGGCGATGAAGGCTTATGCCGACCGCACCTTGAAGGACTATCTGGCGTCCGACGCGAACGGGATCCTGGGCGCACAAGGTAAAGCCCAGGTACTTGATCAATTGGCAGGAAAGTTGGAGAACTGCTTCCAGCTTGAAACCGGCATCAGAACGAGGACCTAATGGCCGACAACGCAACCGGAGTCGATCCTACAGTGCGCGTGCCGCGCGCCGTCCGCGAGCAGAGCGAGCGCGCCCATGCTGCGCAGCTGGCGTCGATCGGACAGGCTGAGCCGCCGATCATTCCTCCTGCTACTCCGCCCGATCCGAATGCGCCCCCTGCTGGCACAACTCCTCCCGTAACCTCCGGGGTTACGCCGCCAGCAACAGCGGCGCCGGCGGCTCCTGCTGCGCCCGATCCGCAGGAGCCGCCCCCAGACCCCAACCTGCCGGTCGACTGGGAAGCGCGCTACAAGACCCTGCACGGCCGGTTCGAAGCCGAGCGCAAGCGGCAGCGCGAGCAGGTCGAGTCGATGTCGGGCCGGGTCCAGCAGCTCGAGCGCCAGCTGACGACGACGGCGCAGCCGCCCAAGCTCCCGGCAGCGCCGCTCAACCTCACTGAGGACGAGATCAACGACTACGGCGAGGACTTCATCGGCGTCGTCCGCAAGGTTGCCGAGCACGTCGTCAGCGGCCAGATTGCGCCGATCGTCGGCGACCTCGGACGAACCAAGGCGCAAATCGGGGTGCAGCAGAACCAGACGATGCACCAGCAAATGGACGCGCTCTACCCCGAGTGGCAGCGCATGAACGCGTTCCCCGGCTTCATCGAGTGGACGTTGTTGCCAGACCCCTACAGCGGTGCTATTCGTCAGAGACTGATGCAGGACGCGTGGGACGCCGGAGATGCGCGCCGGGTCAATGCGTTCTTCCAGGGCTTCCTTGCTGAGGAGGCCGCCTTGAACCCGGCGGGGAGCATCCCGCCACCGGCAGCGCCCGCCCCGGCTGCACCGAACGGTGCCCCGGCTGCAACGCCACCGCTGGCACTCGCTTCTCTAGCCGCCCCTGGCGGTACCAGATCGGCGTCGCAGATGCCCGCCGAGAAGCGCATGTACACGACCGAAGATATCACTCGGTTTTACACCGAGGTTGCTGCTGGCAAGTGGCGGAACCGTGAAGCGGACCGCGCTGCCATCGACGCCGATATCTCGCG